AATGAACACGGATGCTGTTAATACAGGGGGTAAAAAACACAAAACGCGACCGAATTATCGCCGTATGCGAAAATATGTCAAATTGTTCCCGTCTCACGAGGGTCGGGGTGGGTAGAATTGAGAGGTAATAACAGGTATAATTACACCGAGTACTGGATATTAAATAAATACACACCAGTCGGTCTGTTAATACAGACGGAAAGAAGGAGAAAGTGGGCGTTGACAAAGGATACGGCTCAGGGAAGCCGCTTACAGCAGCACAGTCCAGGGGACGACGGCGTGTCGCCGCTGGCCAGTTGAGCAAGGGCAAGAAGAGTACTGCTCCAAATATTAGGGAAATGCGGGCCAAGCAGGCCGCATCGCCAGTTGGGCAGGCTGCCGATCTTGCACTAGGATTTCTCCTTCCAGGTGGAAAAATCAGTCAGGCAGCAACGAGAATCGCAAAGGTGGCAAAGGCTGCGGCTCCAATCCGTGCAGCAGAGGCAGCATCAAAGTCAAAGATTGCCAGCCGAGCAATGTCTGGAGTTTCTGATGCTGCAAGTGAAGCATACTCTAATTACCTAAAAATGGAACGACGCATTGGATCTGGGGCAACTGATATGCTGGTTGGATCTGAGGGAAAGTACATCCAGCGCGCAAGAGATACTTCGTACCAAATTGCAAACGCTGCTGGTGAGGCGGCGATCAAGGCTCGAGATCTCGCCCTTAGAACAGCAAATAGGGCAGATACTGCTGGGGCCGCATCAGAAATTAAGCGTCGACTTGCCGCACTTCAACGAGCAAAGAGAAACCGATAATGGCCAAGTCATCCAAGAAAAGCAAGATGCCAGCCCCTTCAGCACGGGCCAACTCTGCCATGCTCCGCATGGACCGAGCGCGCAAGCAGAAGGCAGGCACAAGCGCCAAGCAGTCCAGAAAATTGGGTAGCAACAGCATTCTTCTCTTCCAGCACCAGATGGACCAGTTGAACGCCAACCAGAAGGCTGTGGCCAAGGGGAAGTCCAGCAAGTGAAAAGGGCAACAGGGCGAGCGTTGACTGGTAGAGACTACCCAGACGATACAGAGTACAGGCCAGCGCGTCCAAAGAAGCCTCTTCCCAAGACCCCAAAGGCCAAGGCCGCAGCACTTAGCCGAATGAAGGAAGCGCGAGCACGGTACAATGACTTCATTAAGCAGGTTGGTACGACTAAAGATTTTAATGCACGGATGAATAGAGTTGCCATGAGACAAGCGGGGCAATTGGACATGGACGATTTTATTAAGAAATTTACAAGAAGTCTCGGAAGTTCTGTTAGGGGCGGGGGCGGCAGTGACCGACTAGGATCAAAAACAAAGTAAACGCTACATCGTCGCGGAGAGTCGCAGGGGTGCTCCCCCGCTCCTCCTCTCCGCGTCGTCAATTTAGGAGAATAAGTGGCTAAATTTACGTTCGGTAAAGCAGTCGATATCCACTGGAATGGGTATGAAATTGTCGGCCCTGCGCTGACTGAGTTCACCATCCCCGATCAACTCTATGAGGAGTTCGAGGGTGATTTCCGTGACGTCGAGCCGTCCTTGACTTGGACCGATACGAACGAATTTGCCACGCTTTCTGCCTCGGTCTCTGCGTCAACGCTCTCGGCCACATCGCCGATTGCGCTCACGTCCACCAGCACTGGTAAGATTATCTCCTTCTCGTCTGGCACGGCATTAAACGGATACATACTTGCCGCCGACGGATCTGGCGGATCGATCTGGAACCCAGCGTCGACTTCTGGACTTACGTCCGTGGTCGGCGTTTCTCCTATTTCTAGCACTGTTAGCGGCGGAGTTGTCAGCGTATCGCTAGACGCAAACTATCAAACCGCTGGAACCTACGTCACCAGCGTCGTTGGCACGTCTCCAGTGTCCGCAAGCGGCACAACGGCCATCACAGTCAGCGTCGACCAGGCCGCAATCACAGGGGCCACCGCCGCCACCAACGCACAGGTCGTCCGATTCCTCGTCAAGAACACGACTGGCACCACGATCCCGAAGGGTTCTGCGGTGTATGTGTCTGGTGCGACTGGCGACAATGCACTCATCTCCCTTGCTTCGGCAACCTCCGATCCATCTTCGTCCAAGACGCTCGGAATTACCGCTGAAGCGATTGCAACGGATGCGTTCGGATACGTCATTGAGGCTGGGTACCTTACCGACATCGATACCTCGGCAACCACCGCTGGCGCAGCCGTTTGGCTAGGGAATACCCCTGGCTCGCTCGTATTCGTCAGTCCTCCAGCAGAGCCAAGCCACTCCGTCTACCTAGGCGTTGTGGTTCGGGTGCAGTCAAATAACGGCTCCATCCTTGTCAAGGTACAGAACGGCTACGAGTTGGATGAACTGCACGACGTATTCGTCGGCGGTGTCAGCACGGCCCTGCCACTTGTTTACAACAGCACCTCCTCTGGCTGGGTCGCCCAAGCGCTGACCTCGGTCGGAATCGCAGACAATGCCATCGTTGGCTCAAAGATCATTGATGGCGCGGTTACTTCTGGAAAGATTGCAGATGGATCGGTCACATCTGCTAAGATTGCCGCTAGTGCTGTCAACTCCTCCATCCTTGCAGACAATGCGGTTGTGGCAGCAAAGATCGCCGCTGGTGCGGTTGGATCTGCTGCCATTGCTGCTGGCGCAGTAAATACATCGGCAATTAATTCTGGAGCAGCAACCTCTGGCCAACTTCTTCAGGCCAATGGATCTGGCGGGGCGTCTTTTTCAAGTTTTTCGGCTGGATCTACAATTAATATCGAGGTAATCACATCTTCTGGAACCTGGGTAAGACCATCAAACTGCAGGTTAATTTTGCACGCAATAGCAGTTGGTGGTGGATCTGGTGGCGGGAATTACGCCAGGACTCTAAATGCGTCAACATTTGGCAGTCATTATTCGGGAGATGCAAATACTGGATCTAGCGTTAGGTCATTTCAAAATATTGGTATTGGTACTGAGACATCAATAGCCGTTGGAATTGGGGCAGGTGGCGCTGGTAGATCTGCATTTACCCTAATAAAAGCAGCAACAATTTCCACAACATTTGAATCTGGAAGCCAGAATGCAGTTTCTGGAGGTTCGACTACGTTTGGGTCTTACCTCTCAGCCTCCTCAACCAATCAGTCGTATTCTGTCACGACTGGCGGAAAGGGAGGAGTACCTGGGATCACGACATACTATGTTTCCCCCACAGTCTCTTCGGTACTTTCTTTGTATACTTATTATGGCGCTCTCCCAGAGGCAGCATCAAGCGGCGGATCTGGAACTGCTGGGACAGTAACTGGAACAGCAGGAACAGTCAGGGTAGGCGCCGCTGGGGGCGCTGGCGGCGCCGCTGGAAAGATTACTGGAGGAGGCGGAGGTTCTGGAGTTCTTGGAACTACCCTCGCGGCAGATAGTGGAACTCAGTATAGAATGAGCGGAGGGGATGGCGCTGTCGGAGGAGGCGGAGGCGGCGGAGGTTCAGTTGGAGTAATATTTAGCGGAACGCAAAGCGCAACACTAACTGGCGGATCTGCTGGAAACGGTTCATTTTATGGTGCTGGGGGTGGCGAGGCTGGTATGGTTGGAGTACTTGCATCAAGTTCAGCAAACTATACCGCTTCAAGTTTTACAATTAATGTTCAAAAAGGCGGAGACGGATATCAAGGAGTGCTAATTCTTGTCTACCTCACTTAAAAACTACGTATTTATCGATGAGTACAGCATTGTTGTTCAGGCTATTGTTGGAGATCTTTCGACCCAAGATCTTGAGTCTTTTCTTGCAGTTTACAGGGATTTGTTCGGTGCGGTTGCCTATGTTGAAAACGTTTCAAAATCAGAAGTTGGGGTGGGGTCTTTGTACCTAGATGACGGAACTTTTATGCAGCCCCCAGGAGAAGAACCCGACCTAGTAGAAGAGCCACTCTTAGGAGAGGAACCTACTGAATGACCGAATTGGCACCAGTACTAACTGGCTGCCACGTATGCCGCAGCCCTCTTGTTGACCTTATTAACAAAAGAATTGCTCAGGGGATGAGTGACGTGGCCGTATCAAACTGGCTAAACGACGAAGGTTCGTACATCAGCCGTATTACTATCGGAAAGCACAAGCGCGAACACATGACCAGCGACCACGAGTCGGCCAGGATGGAAGCAGCGAAGGTGCTGAAGAAGCAAAAGGGCACGATTAAATTTAACGGAGACCTGGCGAGCCTAGTCCGAGACCAAGTGATTACGCTTGTCGACTCTGGCCAGTTGACGCCAAGCCTTGCAGAAGGACTGCGAGCACAAGAAATTATTGATAAAAGACAGGAGAAGACCAGTGACCGTGAATTCACCCTCGCGCTTGCTGGAATTCTTGGGGGATCTGCGATACTCGATGGTACCTCTGAGGCTCTGCCGCTCGAACCCGAAGTGGAAGGAAATGAATTCCTATCCATTCAAGATCAAGACCTCGTTCTGGATGACGGAGCGGGATTGGGACAATTGGCGCAGGAGCATGAGAACGGCCGCCAAGGCGGTCAAGAAGCACAAGATCCCCGTCAACTCGTTTATTCTACACCATCATTGGATCAATAGGAATTGCGATTTAGGAGTTGCCGATGACGCCACGAAAACAATCCAACTCTGTGATTCGCACCCTGAGACTGCTCTTCACGAACTTGCGCATCTATGGTCGCAGGACTACCACACGAAGCAGTGGGCTCGCCTCCTATTTCTACTTCATCGAGAATTCCTTTCGCGGGAGGAAGTCGGTTTCTTCCAGAAGGAAGCGATGAGAATGTACAAAACAGCAAAAGAGGTAGTGGAGACAGAGCACGTCGGAAAAGTGTGCCTGTGCGGGAGGCCAGCAAAGTGAGGCTAAAGATTCGTTCGCAACTTCCCCTCATCGAGAAGGGTGGCGTGCTTGACGACTGCGGACCCTCCTCGTGCGCAGCCGCCGCATCGTGGGTTCTAAATAAGGAAATCACCGCCAGGGAGGGCGTAGCAGCCAAGGAGAAGGCGACAGGGCGCAAGGATAAGCCTGGTGTTGCAGACAATGCCACCGACCTTTCCGAAATTATTAAGACCTGCAAGGTCCTCGGCGCAAACGGTCGATGGGCGCGGGACTGGGACGACGTAGTCAAAAGCCTAAAGGCTGGCGCTGCGGTCGTCATCAACGTCCAGGCTGCTCGGTTCTACCCGCCACAGGCACTTAGCGCGTGGCACAAGCGGTTCGTCGGTCGGCACGCTGGCGCAACCTATGGCCATATGGCCGCAGCAGTCTGGGATAAGGAGTTCGGGTTCCAGTTCGCTGACCCAACGTTCTCAGGCCTCAAGGCAGAGAAGTATGCCTGCATCGTCACAGAAAAAGAACTGAAGGCAATCGCCTCAAGCAAGGGTGAGGCTCCGTACAAGCGGTGCGTCATCATCAAGAAGTAGGAGATATAATGAGCAAGTCTACTCAAGCAGTAATCGCATCGTGGGCGCGATCATTTCTCGCCGCCTGCCTCGCGCAGTTTATCGCCCTTGGTGGCGGCGCATTTGACTTCGGCACTGATGGATGGAAGTCCGTCCTTTCCGCAGGTATTGCAGCCGTTGTTCCTGTCGTCATCCGCTGGCTGAACCCAGAGGACAAGGCGTTCGGGTCAAAGTAAGATGGCAAAGCGCGGCAGGTTCGAAGGCGGCGGAAGTAATTACGCTGGTATCCCAAAGCAGATCATTGACCAAATTCGAGCGCAATCCGCTGGCGGTAGCACAAGTAGCAATCCTCCCGATACCGCCCCGCCAGCCGAAGGTGCGCCATCGACAAAAACGACACGAGAACGCAGAATGTTGACGGCAGAAGAAATTGCTGCAGATCCAGTATTGTCTGGAAGACTATCAATCGACCAGGCAAAGATTAGGTACATCAAGGCGCAACAGGCGCTTAACCTCATGCCCGCAGATGGCGATACGGGGGCTTCGTACACATCAAAACTTAAAAAGGCAAACGAGGCAATCTCGTCTCTTGGATTTAACCCATCAGAGGCTGAACGACAATTTTTTGCTCTTGGCGGAAGGATGCAGGGGAAGGGCGGATCTTCTGGTTCTGACTATGCTTGGTCTCCCAAGAAGATTCTTGACTATTGGAAATCCGCTGGGATGGAAGATAAGGGATATGAAATTGTATCAAAAATTCGTGGATACGATAAATTTGGCAATCCAGTTGAAGGTGGCGCTAGCCAAAACACAGTTGATTATAGACTGAAAGATAACCAGTTTAAGATGCTTGGCCAGGTTGAAAACCTTAACGCGATTCAATCCGCAAGGCTTACCAAATTAAAGAACCTAAAGCAGGGCGGGTCAACGCTAACCACAAAGCAGCAGGAAAACCTCAAGCGCCTGCGACAACTAAAAAACGGATGACATCTCCCGCTTGGCAGCGAAAGGCTGGGAAAAACCCTAAAGGCGGACTAAACGCCAGGGGCCGAGCATCGTACAAGGCTCAGACTGGCGGAACACTTAAGGCCCCAGTAAAGAGCGGGGACAACCCACGTCGCGCATCGTTCCTTGCCCGAATGGGAAACATGCCTGGGCCAGAGCGAGACGCTAAGGGGCGACCGACGCGGCTGCTGCTCTCACTGCAGGCGTGGGGAGCAAGCAGCAAGGCAGACGCCAAATCCAAAGCCAAGGCAATTAGCAATAGAAATGAAAGGGAGAAGAAGTAATGCCGAAGGTAGGTAAAAAGGAATTCGCATACACCGACAAGGGAAAGAAGGCTGCCGAAGCCTATGCCAAGAAGACTGGAAAGTCTGTCAAGGGCAAGGGTAAGAAGGGAAAATAATGCCAGGGAAGCCAGGTCTTTACGCCAACATCAACGCCAAGAAGAAGCGCATCGCCGCTGGGTCTGGCGAGAAGATGCGCAAGGTAGGCAGCAAGGGCGCCCCTACCGCCAAGGACTTTAAGGATTCAGCCAAGACGGCAAAGAAGGGCCGTTGAAGGTTGATCTCAAGCAAGGCTCCATTGCACGCGATCTGGCTCTCGGCCGCGCTGACGTCGAGTTCTTTGCTGCTCGCTGGCTCGGTATCAAGGGAAACCCAGGACAGGTTAAATGGTGGGCCTCGTGTGCAGAGCGAGATGAGTCTGGATGGCGACCGAAGTACCTCACAACCGTCGTATCCGCAGGCAATCGTGCGGGGAAAACGCTGGCGATGGCGGTTATTTGTTTCCATCATGCCTTCTACAAACTCGGTTCCAAATCGCCTGACGGATCTGTTATTGACGCTGGAAGGTGGATGAGCGAACCGTACGACTGGTATCACGTGGGGATTCAGCAGGAAACTGCAGAACTAGTATACAGGGAATTAAGTAATATTCTTGAAGGAATTCACCCAGCCCAAAAGGGAAGGGGATGTCCGCTAACTAAAGAGATTGGCAAGATTGCCTCATACGATAAAAAGTACAGAGGAGAATATCCTTGGATCAAGGTGCACCCGACATTCGGCGGGGCAAACATTCACTTCAGGACAACGCAGGACAAGGCAAAAGCACTGCTCGGAAAGGACATGCATGGGATCTCCTTCGACGAAGCAGCATTCGAGCCATATTTGGATCTGATTTACCAAGAGGTACTCAACCTGCGGCGGCTCTCTACTGGCGGCCCATTGCACTTCATCGGGACTCCTACAGAAGGGCAGAACTTCTACGCGGACCTTTGGGAGCGGGGGGACGAAGAGAACCCGATGAGGGACCCGCAGTTCAAAAGTTTCAGGCTATCAACAAGAGATAACGTCGGGTACGGCCTTTCGGCCGATACGTTCGACGCGATCCTACGCCAGCAGGATGCGTACCTTATCCCGCAGAACATTGATGGAGAGTTCATTGAGGCTCGAGAGTCTTTCTTCTCGTCACTCACAGTGGACGAGTGTTTCAAGTCTGGTCTATCCGACGACCTTGCGCCATCTGTCGGACGACGGTACGTGCAAGGAGTCGACCCTGGTATTTCTTCCGACTCGACCTGGGCTATCACGCTTGACTATACAAATCGCCAAAGCATGTGCGGCGTTAGAGCCAGACGACGCGGAGGGAAACAAACAATCTCTGCTGTCGTTAATATGGTAAGGGAAAGCCATCTTCTTTATAACCAAGATCGCTCGTTCTGCACAACAGTCGTTGACTCAACTGGGATGGGCGGACGCCTCTTCCAGCAAGAGTTCTCAATGATTCGCCCTCTTCGCGGGACAGACTTCGGCGGCACAAAGGCCAAGAAGGTCGAGATGCTTAATGACCTTAAGGCCGTAATTGACAAGGGTCAACTAGAATTCCCGCGCATCGGCGTGTGGATGGAACTTCGCAAGCAGTTGCTTGCCTACAAATTAGAAGATAGAAAACTAGAAACAGACGCCGTAATGGCGTTGGCAATCGCGGTGCGACATGCGCTGCGCAACCCAGAGAAGCCAGTGGAGAACCCCGTCTTCTCATACTATGGAGCGAGTGATTAATGGCTAAGATCCGAAGAATCCCGCGAGCCTTTCAGGGCGACCGAGGAATTCCTGGTCAGTACACTACTGATCCAGATGTTGCCACCGCGCAACAGGTAAACTCTATCGCAAATGCTCTTGACAAGGCCAAGCGCCTTGGCAAGGGCGACCAACTATTTACGCCGCTCTCAACGGAAGCGCCTATCGTCACCGCACTCGAGGCTCCATCGACGTCGCGTGTCAACGGCAACGGCAAAATCCGCGCAGCGCGCAACCAGCGCGTACCTCGTGGTAGCGCCATTAAGACCAGCGTACGGTTCTCGGATCTTACCGTACCAGTCCTTGGCACAACTATCAAGAACGCGACGACTACCCGAGTTGAGCCAGACCTAAAGATTGACGAAAACCTCCCAGAGCAGTACCGCACGGCACTAAACATGGTGTCGACAAAGGTGCGCATGCTTAACGTAAACCCAGAGGACAGCGAAGAGGTTGTACGATTCCGAGAACTCCTACAGCGACGCGGAGACATGGAGTCGGAACAGGCACGACTCCGCTCGATGTTCCGACGCTTTGACAACCTCTATCACCCAACCACGATGACGCTCGGTGGCGCAGACCACTGGCCAGAAGATCCAAGCGCCCGACTTGCTGGCCGCGCCCACATTTCGGTCAACGTTCACCCTGCGTACGTGAACATCCCTGCCTCGCTGCAGGCCGTACGGCCAGTCATCAACTACGTTCCATCGACCTCCGAAAAGGAGCAGCGTACCCTCGCGGCGGAGCGCGAGCGACTCTTCTTCCGCTGGTGGGAGGAGAATGATTTCGACCTACTCTTGGAAGACGCCTGTACACTCAAGGCGCTGTACGGCCACACGGCCGCCAAGGTGTATTGGGATCCAATTACAGAGATTCCTAGGGTCTCAATTGTTGAGAGCCCAGAAAACCTGTATTTGGGCTTCGGCTCCTCGGACTTCCGCCGCATCGACTGGGCCGTCTACGTGTACGGTCTTTCGCCACAGGCGGCCAAGGAAGAGTTTGGCATTGACGTGGTGCCAGTGAAGCAGGGCGCTTCGACCTTCCTCTACACGACATCCACAACGCACGACGATCCGTTGGCCACAGTATACCGCAACAACCTGGAGAAGAACCCGCAGCGCAATCGCTCGCAGTACGAACTCCAGCAGATCGAAGTATTTGATTACTGGTACAAGAAGCCGACCAAGCCTGGCAAGGCGCCGATTGTGTGCAACGCAATCTTTGTTGGCAACACCATGGTCAAAAACGAGGAGCACCCAGAATACGACGGTGTGCTACCATATATCGTGCTCGTCAACCAGAAGATTCCTGGCAGCCCATACGGCAAGCCAGAACTCTACGACGTTGAGCAGTTGCTCCGCGAGAAGGACGAGCGCATGAGCGCGCAGGCGCAGATGATTGCCTCGACCGTCGGCGGTCAGATGTGGCAGTTGGTCGGAGCGGAAGCGCCCGACGAGGTACCGCCAAACGCGATGCCAAAGCCAAACCGAATCGCCACCCCTGGACCAGGAAACGAGATTCGAAACATTACTCCATTTATTCCTCAGTTCCAAGTGGAAGATTACAACCGACGTATTGACCGCGAAATCGCGGTGGTAACTGGACTCAACGACTTGCTGCTTGGCCTTGCGCCAACCAGCGTCCTTGGCTCCAGCCGAGCCATTGCATCACTTGTTGCCAACTACGAGGCACGCCTTGCGCCAAAGCGTAAGTTGCTCTACTCCTGGCTCAAGCAGGTCTGGGAAGTTACGGGCAAGATGTGGTCGGCCAAGGACAACAACATTGAATTTATCTTTGGTGGCGAATACCGACTTGACGTCGTTCCGCCAGAGTTGACACCACGAGACACGCTGGAACTTGCGCAGACCGCAATCAACCTTGTACAGAACCGCATCTGGAGCGCAGACCGCGCAATGGATCGCGTGGGCGTCGAGGACCCAGAGGGCGAGAAGGACGCAATCCGCGAGGAGCAGACAGATGCAACCCTCAACCCAGCGGCAGTTCTCACGATGGGGAATCTCATCGGACTCTTCCGCCAGTTGGGCGTAGCAATGCCGCAGGAGCAGCAGATGCAACAGGATCAGATGGCCGCAGCGCAGCAGACAATGAACGCGCAGCGAACAATGAATCCAGCACCAGTCTCAACCGAAGGAATGAACTCACCAGAACAACAGGGAAATCCTCCACCAGAGGCAATCCCATCCAACGCACAGCCTGGAGTCGCCATGGCAACACCAGAGGAGACAATCTAAATGGCACGACGCGGACGATTCATGAGTGGGGGAACTGGCGGGTCGAATATGTCCCAGTTGGTTTACAACATCATGCGACAGCAACTCTCCCGCCAAGTCAATGGCATGGTTGACGCATACGTCAATCAGACTGACTTTCGCGGCCAGGGCGTGCCGTCCGCAGAGGACGTCATTTCGTTCCTTCAGGAGTATTCCTCTAACCAGTGGGTAAACCAAAGCGACCGAGACACGGTGATGGAGACCATCGCCAAGGTTCGCGGCATTGAAGACGGGCGAGTCGAGAACCGACTTGTTGCCGCCATTGAAGCCGCGCCAGGTGACGTCGCCGCAGTTGTCGAATATGTCGCATTCCTCAAGGACAAGATCGATACGGCCGCAAGTCCCAACCTACTTGACGAGGCTAAGACGAAGTTGTTCAAGACGCTTACGACGCTTGCTGGAAACATTGGCACATATTACGGCCAGGGGAAAATCTCGTCGGAAGAGTTTGACCGCCAGAAGGAACTTATCCTTGGTGAGTTTGCCACGAACTCCAGCGAATACCGACAAATCAACACCACGTTTGTCGGGGCCAAGTTTGCCGAAGAATACGACCGTTACAACACTGCCCTTGCAACCGCATCCGCAGAAGGGGCATCCCAGTATTCTGGCGGACTTAAGGACATGAAGGGTTGGCTTAAGCAAACAATCCGAGACATGGCCGATCAAGGCTTGGCCACGCTTGATGAGGACGGAAATGTCATCTCTGGCATTGACGCCGCAATGGAAGCACAGCGACGACTTGCAGAAACGGATTCAAAGATTGCCAAGATTGGCGCCGCAATCGCCAAGGAGGCGGCTGGCAGGCGATTTAACAACGTCTTGGCAAAGACTAGCAAATTCCTCAAGTTGGTAAACAATACCCTTGGGTCGAACTATCAGAACGTTGCCCAGTTTATGAGCAACCAGATTGACGTGCAGAGATTCTATGGAAACGCATCGCCAGCAACCGTTGGAGATCCCAACTACATGGGCGAAGGTGCGCTTATGGAAACCGTCTTTGGAAGTGGCAACTCGCTTCTTTCTGCCGCAAAGGGTTCTGGCAACGCAGACACGTACAAGGCACTTAATGACATCAGCAAGAAGTATGGTCGAAACACGCTTGTCGACGACGCCGCAATTATCCTTGAGAACTGGATGAGTGGTACTGGCGGAATTGGATCAGACCCAATTAAGAACGCCAAGTCTACGGACAAACTTATTTCAGACTACGAGTCACTTATTGGCCGACTTGGCGGTACTATTCCAGCCTCTGAACTTGAGATCCACAAGCGCACGCTCCAGGCAATTAAGGACGCACGCGCTGGCAAGGCTGTAGACTTTAACGACGTTAGTGCATTCGATTTGGCAAATCCGTACTCAACAAAGTACGATGAGGCCACGGGTGGAATCACCAGCATTTTCCAGACCTCTCTTGATTTGATCTTTAATTCTTCATCGACGGCCAACGAACTGGCGACTGGCGGCAAGGTTGTTTCTGGATCGGTTGGCGCAAACGGTGACTGGCAGTTCGGCGGGGCCGTAGAAGAGAACGACAACTCGTTCCTTACATACATGGACCCATCAACAAAGCGAGTCATTGGCGTTGCTCCAATTAACATTATGCGGAAAAATATTAATGACGAACTTGAGGCAGTTGGTTATTTGTACAACCTCGGCAACGGAAAATTTGTTGTTCGGGCAAAGGTATCTGGAGACAAGTGGGTTACCTATAACGAAGGCTATGATCCATTCTCTAAGACGACTGGCCTTTCTTACGGCGAGTTCAAGACAAAGTATATCTCCAGAATTGTAACGGCGGATACAAATGGGACTCTTAGCAGCACCCAGGTATCTGAGTTTGTTTTGCCAGAAGACTCCACCCAGGCGACTGAAGAGGGAACGGACGGAACAAACCTGGCCGATCCAAATGACATCGCCCTATCTGGACTTAGGGACAGGATTAATTCGATTCCGAAGTCCTTTAACAATCAGGACATTGTTGATCGCAGAACTGCAGTAGAGGTTGCGACAGCACAAGGCGCAGCAACTGGAACAAGTCTAGAGCCGCTTATTGGCGCAATGTACACTGGCGTACCAGCATTCAGCACGGGTGGAACTATCGCTGGGCCAGCGTCAATGACCAACACACTTGCTGGTATTGACTTCCGCGCTGGCGAGCGAGCATCGCTTTCCGACAACCTGTCGGGATATGCATTCCGTAACACCCCGCTTTCCGACTTCTTTGGGACGTCGGCTGGCAAGGACTTTAGAGCAGGAGAAAGGGCAGATCTTGGAATCAAGCCAATTACTTCAGTACCTAAGACTGTTCCCATCCCGAAGGAGCGTGGCCGATAATGCCTAAGACACCATTCGGCGGCGGCAACGGCGGGCTTCAACCTACCGTCTCGCTTATGGGCCAGATTGGCCAGTCAAGCAAGACTACGCCAGATACGCGAGGCATCGGCACCCTGTCACTAGATTTCTCTGGACAACAGAAGCAGAACGAGAACAACCTTAAGGCAGAAGGGCTTGGTGCAATTCCTGGGCTGATTGGGGACGTAGTAACTGGGGGAATCGGAGGACTCGTTGGTGGTGCAATTAATATTGCCGCCGCGCCAGGCAGGGCATTGTTTGGAGGAATTGGAGACTCTGGCGGCCTTCGAGAAGGTGCAGTTAAGCGCTACATGGGTGAAGACCCTGGGTTCCTTTCAAACGCGCTGACAGAACTTTCCTACATTGCAGACCCATATCAGAGCATGACTGCCCTCAAGGCAGAGCAGCGCCGAGAAGCGGAACTTGGTGTTCCGTATACTTTGGCCAAGCCATTCCTTCAAGTGGGGGCAAAGATTGCCACTGGCGTGGCTGGCGTGGCTATTACTAGGGATGCTCGTGCGGGCGTAATCGGAGGGGCAACGTTCCTTCCAAAGATGATGAGCAACGACCCAGATACCCTTCCAGCCGAAGTTAAGTCAATTCTTGACAACGGCGGAACGGCGGAAGACGCGCTTACCTACATGCGCGACAACTACAGATTTACAGACAACGAAGCCGCAGACCTTCTTACTGGGTTTGTGCTAGACCCAGTTCGATGGCTTGGTTACCCGATCTCGTTCTCGTCAAAGATTGGAGCGTCGCAGCAACTTTCAGACATTGCATCAAACGGAAAGTCCTGGCAGGAGTTCTTGCTTTCAACCAATATGAACAAGGTTGAGTTGTCAGTGGCCAAGCGGATGGGGTTCCTCGGCAAGACATATAACTCAACAGTCGGCCCTGGCTGGGAAGCCGTCAAGAGTGTCGCACGCGCAAGCGTTGTAGACGCCACGATGAAGGTTATCGATGCCAGAATTATTAACGAAGCCGACGAGGTGGCCCGAGAGATTGGCGGAAGCGCGCAGAAACTTTTGGCCAATAACCTTAACCGAACACTCAACTTCATGATTGTTGACGCCTCCAAGTCCCCGCTTACCCGCAACGCGGCGAGCGGTGCCCGAGAGTGGGCGGAATCTGTTATTGCAAATGCAGCAGGGGGCAGGGAATCTCTTAGCCAAATGCCAGAATTCCTTGGCGCTTCCGACGAGATTCTTGATGACATTATTCGAAAGGTCAAGGACTACCAAAGCAATTATAGCGACGACGCCAAGGATGCCCTGAACGGACTTCTTGACAGCCTCCGCAAAGGCCGCAACATCAAACTCATCAATGACGAGGTAGGCGGGTTCTTTATGAAGGGTGCCAAGCGAATTCCTTACGTCGGCAAGTACTTCCGACAGGAAACAATCTACGCTGCACGAAAGGCCCTGTATCGGAGCCTTCAGCGCCACGAGAACGATGTCGTTCGAGCGTTTGATTCTGGCGATGTAAATGACCTTGCGAAGATTAGGTCCCAGTATGTTTCCAAGATGAGTTCTGCTCTGGATTCCGCAGCCAATGGCGGAACGGAAGTTCTCGAGCGATACTTTAATAGAAAATTTGCGGAGAGCCAGGCTAAGTGGGCGCTCGGAAAGAAGGAAGACGCCATTCTTGAGATGTCTAGGGTAATGGAAATTGCCCAGATGAACGGCCTTGCCCAGGCAATTAGGGTTGTCCAGCCGCTACGAAAGTTGACTGGCCAGAAAATTACCCCAGTGCTATCGAACCGATTCTCCAGGGAAACCCTTGAGTCCTCTATTGAGACCCTGCAGAAGGCAATTGATTCTGGCGACAAAGAGGTCATTGCTAAGGTTGTCAACGATCTTGTAATCCAATACCAAGACCTTTCGTTTAAGTTCGACAGCCTTAACTTTGGCAAGAACCTCGGTGATGACCCATCAAACATTGGCCAAGATATCCTTCAGCACATGAAGCGACTCTACAAGGAAGAGGCGTACGTCACGCGACTTCCAGACGAGATTATCGGAAAGATGGACGAGTTTGAATTCGGCATTGCTCCGTCTGCCCGCATGGGCGGCGAGGGTGCCGCTTCAAGCATGTTCCTCAAGATCTTCTCTAATAGTAAGTTCGGCGCTGGAAAAGTTGAAAAGATTTCAGACATTAACCATGTGCTCACAGGCGAAGTAACAAAGGATGTTCTCACTGAGGCGGTTGAGCGCGGGGAAGACATCTCCTCGTGGAGCAACATTTCCAGGATGCAATATGCCGAGGACGGCAAGGCGTCAATGCCATCTGCAGAGTTTGCAAATAGCATCCTTTCTAATGCAATTGATACTTTGACCAGCGCATCAAAAACTGGAACGATTATCCCAGCAGCAACCCCAAAGTCTAACATGTGGCTACAGCGCAATCTTTCCGAAAACCTTCACACTGGCGTTAGAATGCTTCAGGGCCTAAACACCGAAGCAAAGAATTACTTTAGCGCTCCAACCCTTCAAAGCCGTTCGCTTACGGATATGCTTGACGCGGTTACCTCCAAGATCGACGTTGGCCCAGCACCAAAATGGGCAGAAGATGCAAAAATTAAAGACCTTATCCCAGACGAAAGTTACGCGGGAAGACTTTACGATGCCCCAGGATCTGTTATGGGGTACGATGGAATTTATCTATTTAACGATTCTTACGGCCCATCAATTGTCCAGAAGGCAGCAGCAACCAACAACAGGCCAATGGAAGTTCTGTTTGAATTGATTTGGAACAGAATGTCTTTAAGCATGTTTGAAGACCCTGCATACTCTGGTGTGTGGCGAGCGGCCAATATTATGCTAGAGAAGCGAAACCCTAGCAAAATGATTAACAATGTGTTTGGCCAGAAGTTTACAGAAGATTCTGGTATGTCGTTTATCGACAACACATTTGTTGGACTTAACTCAACATTTACCGTTGGCGTAGACAAGACTAGCAAGATTCTTGGAAAGACGGATGCGGGAGTTGCGCAACTCAAGAGCCTATCCGCGAAAGACAAAGAGCGGGTATTCCTTGATCCTCGAAGGATTCTTCTCGGCTATCTAACCGAGAACGTCCCAATGCGTTCAGTCCCAGATCTTGACAGGACGATCTTTAGATTTAGCACAACTGCCGACCAGCCAAACACGGTTGATTCTGTGCAAGAAATGATTGGGGAACTTCGTCTTCCAAACGGCGGACAATGGAATCCAAACCTTGATATCAAGGAATGGATTAAGATGTATCTTGGCAAGGTTGTTGACGAAAAAGAAACCCGAGTCGTGGATGTACTCGCAGAAGGAAACCAGAGCGATTTTATTGTCATGCTTAAATACAGTCAAGAAGAACTTGACATGTTTGCAAAAACTGGAATTGACAACCCAAAGCCACAGATCGATCAGGACGCTACCGCAGCAAAGATCCTTAACGAGACCGATGGCATCGGCTCGTATTTGTACCTTGCCGCACGGCACATGGACCAAACAAGAAACGTTTCTCTAGACCCAGGGACTATTGCAAGTTCTGATATCAGGTCGTGGGAGAAGATGGCGCCGATCAACGAGGATGGTGCCCAGAAGTTCTCCTTCTCCGACCTGTTCCATTTCATGGACAACCTAAACGACCCGCTCAATAGAAACATGGCCATGCAGAGCAGTAAGGAAAGCCTTGGCAAGAAGTTTGAGGAAATGCTTTACGACTCGTACTACGAGTTTGGTGCTCAAGGAATTCGCCCATTTGACTTTATTTCTTACAATAATATTCCGCACTCTGCTGGCGCACTACTGCGCGGGCAGGCCAAAAATGAATTTAATAACACATTGGCACAGCAGGTTCTTGATGGGAAGATCACGCCCGTAGAGGCTCTCCAGACCGCCGCTCGGGAAGCGATGATCATGGAAAGCGAAGACTTTGCGGATCTATCTGTTGTCGCTACGTTTGGAACGGAGTCTGGAACTCTTCACCGAATGGTCGACAGGCTAGGGATATTTGTTGATAACCGACTAAGCAAGATTTACGGAAAGACTGCTCGCTCTATGCGGGTTTATGACCCTAGCGGAAGCCCAATGCTTGAAACCAGGTATGTCCAGAGTGGAGGCGACGGGAAGAGCGTCCTAACTGGAATTCCAGTAGTTGATGACACAAGTGCAACTTTCATGGAAAGATTTGCATACCCGCAAGGACTTGACGTCCAGTCGCTACGGCTAACGCAAAACGATGTCGCCTTCGACGCGGCATCAGTTGCCACAAAGGCAGCCGTTCAGGCAGAAGAGATTACGGTAGACACCTCGCAGCCAATGACACCAGAGCAGGCGGCAGCAGAACTTGCCGATCCTGGTGCGGCGGCACGCCGAACGGCGGAAGAGGCTTCGTCCAAGGAGGCAGTAAATAAGTCTGCCCTTGAAGAACTTACCAAGGCCCGTGCCACTCTTCGTGAGATTGGATATGAGATGGGCCTTGAGCCAAAGCAGCCGTACATCCAGTCCCTTGACATTATGCGCGACGTTGCTGGAAACGCAGTAATCCGACCCAGGTTCGATATTTACACGTCAATTGACGAGGTAGAGGACCTGGCCGCATTCGGAATGAAGGACGAGAACGTTCTCCCTATGCGTGGAAAGGGTCCATTCAACAAGGTTAAGCAGTGGACTATTCCAATCTCAAACAACGAGATTTACGATAGCGGCGTCGAGCGCTTGCGATACTACCTTGGCAACAGGATTAGCCAGGAAGATTCCCTTCGCGCAATGGCCAACATCGCAGAGTATTCCATGAAGATGGAAATTAACCCAGGAGGACTTGGCAACGAAAAGTTGGCAGAGATCCTTATTGACGTCCTTGGCGGCGGCGAAAAGGGTCTTCGTGCCTACAACCGAGCGTTTGGCGTTGGAGGCGCAAACGCAAGCCCTCGCGCTGCGCTTATGTACGCGCTTCAGGGCCGACCAGAAACTATTGGCTGGACAACGAACATTTCTAAGCGACTGCAGGCCAAGAACGAAACGATGGCCATGATTGCCCAGAAACTATACCCACTTACCAGGTATCGATACAACCCATACTTTAACTGGCAAGAAGGTATCGAGCCTTATGCGTTTAACATCCTTCGCGGTGTCCGAGGAGAAAAGGACTACGAGGACGGGTCGATGATGGCGCGACTTCTATCCATGAAGGGTGGGGCAATGTTGGATTACAGCAACGTAGGCGCCCACGTTCTTCTTCGAAATGCATCTGTTCTTCAGAGAATCACCCAGCAAAACCCAGCGATTGACGTTGCTGTAGGAACCCGAGCAATCGACAGATTGCTCAAGGCTGGGGAAGAGGGAATTGGGGTTGTGTCTGGCGGTGGGGAAAAGTTCCGACAGTCCATTAGCGACGCAAAGGAAGTTTCAGTTTCTGCATCTACGCTTAACGAGGCCATCAGGGAGGCCGCTCCTTCAATCATTAGGGATCAACCAGAGGTTGGACTTAACTGGCTTGAGATCACTGGATCTATTGACCCAGCGACAAACTTTAGGTACTTCATGGATCAGAGCATCAACGGAATGATGCCAACGCAAATCATCCGAGTTGCGGATGTTGCCTCAGCACGGCATACGTTTGGCGCCCCCATTGAAGAGTCCTGGCTTAAGCCGTTTGAGGACGTGGCAGGCCTTGAAAATGTAACCAAAGCACAGATCGAAGACCTCGAGGACATTTCCGCTGCGCTTGAAAAGGTTGGCGGACCAATTGAGTTGCGCAAAAAACTCGCTTATTCAGTCCGAAAGTATCTTGCATCAGTTAAGTCTACAATTAGCGGTGGCGCCAAAACGGTTAACGCTGGTCGATACTTTAAGGGCCAGCCCGCGATTACGACAACCGACGGCCTTGACGGAGCAATGCGTGGCGAAATCAGGGGGTATACTGGAAACGATTACCGATCATTCAGTAAGTACCTAGGCGCAAAGGCACAATACGGCGTTCAATTAAATAACCCAACACAGGATCTTGCCAAGATGACAAAGGTCGCTGGATCTGGAGGGGATTTCTCGGACATCGAGCGCTCAATTGGGTTGCTTGACGCCGCTATCCTAAACAACAGAATCATCAACCGAGGAAGAATTTACCGAGGATTTGACTTTAAGGTTATTGTTAATGACAGCGATATCCCAAACCTCAAGCCTGGCTTCAGGTTTGGAGACGAGTCGTTCCTATCTTGGTCAAAGGCAGAGGGCGAGGCAAGGACCTCTCCAGGAATTGAGCAGGCTGGACCTGGCGCACACAAGACAGTTATTATTATTGATGACGCAAAGGGAATGCCAGGACTTGACCTGAACGCAGTCGGATCGAACGTGCCAAGCGAAGAGGAAGTACTCTTGCCGCGAGGGATGGAGTTCGAAATCGTTGAGGTTCTTCCGAAGCAGCCTGGCCGATCCGACATTAATTACTACAAAGTGAAGCCGCTTCTTCCACCGCAGGCTGTTGAGATTATGTCCAAGATGGCGCCAAATGACGCGGCAAGACTTGAACTATCAAGCGCTATTTCGGACATCAAAATTCAACAGGCAAAAAATGTAGAAACCTACAACGACCTCGCTCGCCTGTTTACGTCGTACCCAGATCTTCTGGAGGGCGTGCGCGAGATGGGCATGAAACTTGGCCTTGAGCCTGCGGCCCAGTCTTCGGTTCGGTACCGAGCGCGCAAGAAGCCGTCGGTATCCCCAAGTAAGGTCGACAACTTTGACCCAATGGCAACGCATGATCGATACAGTACACAGTTTGGCGAATACAAGCAACCAGAACAGCGAGCATACCTTGACCCAACAACGGTGTTTGGACGCATGGAAGCAGGCCCGCAGGCAACGCTGAACACTGGAGGAAAAACTGGTATTTGGACTGGCAACGATGGCGTCCGAAGGTATATTAAAACCATTAAGAGATTTGACCCGTCTTCGTCATCAGATGACTTTAATGATCCGCATTCAATTGTTAACGAGTTTATTGTAAACAGGCTTCTTAAGAAGATGGGCGTTGCCGTCCCAGAAGTTTCTTTGGTTAATGACGGCGACAATGTGTACCTTGCAAGCCAGTGGGTTGAAGGCATGATGGACCTCGAGCGAGTTCCAATTACCTACGATATCGCCAAGGCAGTAGCAGACAATCACGTTGCCGATCTTATCGTTGCAAACTTTGATGCCCTTGGACCAGACCTTAAGAATATGGGAATTATGCCAGACGGGACTATTGTCCGAACTGACGTAGGAAACTCCACGTTCTACCGCGCTGGTGGCGGGCTAAAATACAACAAGAAAATTGGCGCGGTCGATCCTCGCCTCTGGGAAGATGTGGACCCATCGTTCTGGTGGAACCCAGAGATTCAAAATTCCCTTGGCTCAAACAGGAAGTATAAGGAAATGCTTGAAAAGGCGTACCCAGAGTTGAAGACTAAGGGGTCTACGCTTGAAATTCCAAATTTCATCGAGCAGTACACTGATATGGCTACGAGGCTCGGCAAGGTCAGCGACGCCGTTGACGAGATTGTAAATTCTATTAGGCCATTTATTGACCAACTTCCAGACCAGTCTTGGTACAGGGACCCGAACAGGAACCTTCAGCCAATTACTGGCGCTGGAGTATTGCCAACGTTTGACGCAAGAATTGCATTTACCAAGAACCTTCTTGAAAAGCGTATTAACCAAATTGATTCTGCGGTTGGTAGAATCCGAGATCAGCGCCTAGCAGAATGGAATGCCCAGGTGGCAATTACCAAGCCAGGTGCTCGCCCAAAGATCCGCAAGCAGGACAAGTGGATTGTTGATTTCTCTGAGCGCATGGCCGCAGCGCAGGCTGAAGGGATTCGACTCCCTGGCCTTGACGCGGCGATTGCGACAGTAAAGGCTGGAGGCAAGTTGCTTCCAGAACAGATTAATGCAATCTCTAACGGTCTTGCCCCGTTCATCTACAAGCGAGGAGCAATGAAACAGTTCATTGACTCAATCTCCCAGATGCATGCGGTTGCAGCAAAGAGATCGTTCAAGGAGCAGATGTATTCTACGTATAAGGGATCTGCGGAGCGGACATTTAACCATCCGTTCATGGGTCCTTATCCGACATCGTACATGTATGGCAAGGTGTTGCCAGCGTTCTTTGATGCGCTCTTCAAGTATGCGCCATTTACAAGCGAGTTCGCTCCATTTGCTGGAGTCTACCGACTTGACAAGTTTGCTGACTACATTGCCACAGAACTTGAAACGAATGACGAACTCTACGATTACGTAATGCGACGACCACCGCTCCTCATGTTCCTAAGCGGACTCCTTCCAGGTTGGCCGACGGACATTGGAGCAAGCCTGCCGTACTGGTTCCGAGATGGAGTCATGCGTCCAGTTGCCGAAGGGAAATTTGAAGACATCCCAGGCAGGACTGCAGAGGCTATCGCAACCACGGTTGGACGACAGTTCGGTATTGCGCAAACAATTGATAGAGCAATTGATTCAGTTTCAGAGATCCAATCGTTCCTCACTGGTGATCCTAGCACAAGCGTGATCGACGACATCAGCGAGTTCCTCTCAATTAAAGATTCAAATTAAAGGGAATGCCCCACCTTTTAATAGGGGCAGGAAACAAGGAGAACAGTCAGGATGGCTGAAGAAGTCGTTACCCCTGTCGAAGAGCAGTCGCCTGCTCCGCAGGCTGCCATTGAGCAGCCAGCGGTGGCCACTACCCCAGACGAGGATGTAGCCACTTGGAAGAAGCGCCTTGCTGGTAAGGATCAGGCCCTTACTGCAACGCAGAAGGAACTGCAGGCTATCAAGGATGAAGCCGAGTCCCTTCGCAAGTGGAAGGCCGAAGTCGAGTTTGCAAATATGAGCGAACTCGAGAAGGCAACACTCAAAGCACAGCAGTTGGAGGCTGAACTCAAGGCGACACGAGAGGCTGCCGAGCAAGATACTCTTGCCCGTAAGCACCCGCTCTATGCCCAGTTTGCACAGGAAGTCCGAGGACTCAGCGCAGCCGCTCAGGCGGAAGCGTTCGAGAAGTTCGTGACCTCTGTCGCAAAGGACAAGACGACGGATACTTTCGTGGATGTTAATGCCCCGCGTAAGAGCACGCCTGCTCAGAAGACTCGAACGTCTGAGGATATTTCCAAAGACCTAGAGGCGCTGGGAAACCCGTTTTATGACGGAAACTAAACCCAAGGAGTAAAGTAGAATGGCTACGACCACTACCGCAACTTCGGGCTTTAGCGATCTAGTAACGCAACTTGTACAGGCTCGTGCGCAGGAAGAACTCCGCGCTCGTGCTGTCCATGCGATGCCAGGGCTTTATGTCCCAGGCCGCTTTGTCAAGGGCACTACCTCGATTCGCTACGCTCGCTATGCGGACCTTTCGACCAACACGACCCCTCTCGTTGAGGGCACCGCACCAACCGATGACGCGCTGACGATTTCATCGCAGTTCTTCACGGCTGATCAGTACGGTGGAACTGTTGCTGTCACGGACCTCGCGCAGTTGGACTCGCCGCACGACCTCATCAGCATCGCTGCTGAGCGCGTTGCCTACAAGGCCACCCGCACGATGGACAACCTCGTCCGCAACAAGATTCACTCTTCGGCCAAGACGGCCGCGATCTATGGCGCCACGGGCGCCACGGCTGTGACGGCAAACGCCGCAACGGCTGTTGCTTCAAACATTACGGGCTGGCATGTCAAGCGCATGGTTGCCGATCTTCTCACGGCCAATGTGGCTCCGTTTGCAGACGGCTTCTTCCGCTTGATCATCCACCCAAACCAGCAGTTCGACCTGCTCACCGATACGACGGCGAACGGGTTCATCGAACTCAACAAGTACGTTTCGGATCTGCCTGCTCTTACGAATGAGATCGGCCGATTCGGCCAGTGCCGCATCATCGTCTCCTCGGATGCATTCCGAGCAGCGGGTTCAGCCCCGACGACGTTTGCTTCTGCTGGTGCGAACTATAGCGCCCTGTTCCTTGCCCCTGATGCTTATACCATCGGTGACAGCCAGACGCTCCAGTCGTACTTCGTGGCGCCAGGTGGCGACCACACCGACCCACTCGCCCAGAAGGCGCTGGTCGGCTACAAGATGCGCTTCGGCTCCCTCCTCCTCGACGAGGCAGGCGCTCGCTACCGCATCCTGCGCACAACGGCATCGATTTCCTAATTTCTAGGTAATCGGTTAAGATAGGATAACCCCGCTGGCTATTTGCCAGCGGGGCCTATCAAACATAAAGGGGTCATATGGCAGAGAATCTAAAGGTCTTGGTGTGGGGCCACTTTGAAGAAGGAC